ATTTTTCACCAGCATAGCTGAACAGGCCGCGCTTATCAGAGTAATATTAGATACCGTAGGCGTACAGTTCAACGAGACAATATCCACTGAAGAGCTGCACGATGACGGCTCACAGTATCACTTTGTCTTTCATACGTTTGATACGGACATGGACGACGACATCGACGACAACGAGGGGTAGAAAAACAATGAAAACTGAAATATTTAATAGTTACGCTGACTTCACCGCGCGCGAAGATAAAACGCTAAACGGCGTCTCTAAAGCGTTCGCGGCAAGCCATAGCGACTACGCAGACGAGCGTAACAACGTCGGCTGCTGGAACTGCAACCACTGCAACGACTGCAACGACTGCATCTACTGCAACGACTGCAACCGCTGCAGCCTCTGCAACGACTGCAACGACTGCAACGACTGCAACGACTGCGAATTCTGCAACGACTGCAACGACTGCAACGACTGCAACCGCTGCAACGACTGCAGCTTTCAGGATTGTTCTTTTTAATAGCAAACGAGGAGTACCACCACAATGACTAAACAAGAAACTATTAACGCGCTAGCGCTGTTCCACTGCCGCATTGAGTTTAGCAAACCCCAGAACCTGCGTTATCAAACAGGTATCGTGTTCCAAGTAGGCGGCCCCGCCGTCGGTAAAGTCACATTACGCAAAGGCCGCCTCCTAGCCATCCATTGGTACGGCGGCATTAATAGTCATCGCTACCTGCAAGTAGCGTTTAACGAATACCTGTCATCCGGCTACTTCTTAACGGTTGACGAGTTCACCTCTCTGTGGAACCAAGCAGAGCTTTTGTATCGCGAAGAAGCCGCAAAGCTAGCCGCCGAAGAGCACGAGACCAAAGTTTTCGACGATAAGCGCCAGTTTAAGCGCTACAATAAAGTTAAGCCGCAATCGCCCGCGCACTTCTTTAACGCGCTGCTACGTCGCGAAATACCATTTGTTTATTGGCCAAAAACCGATAAGTAGTCTACGCTAAAAGGGTAGCTAACTTTAAACGCCTAAGGAGGCAAAAATGGAGCGTATCACTCATATGAATAACGAAAGGCTTCAGGTAATAATGCGTGACCTCGCTGCGTGCGGCGTGCTTGAGAACTTAGTCCTCACACTAGGATCAGGTTTTTTCAGGTTTATGCTGCCCCGATGGGTTCACACAACGATAGTATTTATAAAATCGTCGCTTATTTTGTCATACGCGAAGGAAATAGAATTCGTGATAGAACATCTTAGGCAGGGCAATATAGCGTTCGACGGCACCGAGTTTTTCGTGTTAACTAAACAGCAAAAAGAGAGGCTAATCAAAAATGAACATGAAGCATAAATACATAACGGTTCACGCCAGCGCGACAAAGACAAGCCAAGATATCGGTGTTGAAGAGATCACAGAGTGGCACCAGGCAAGGGGCTACAGAACGATCGGGTACCACCTTGTTATCCGTCGCGACGGGACAGTACAGCCCGGCCGCGATATAAACATACGGGGCGCGCACGTAAAGGGCTACAACACTAGCAACATTGGAATATGCCTTATCGGCGGCGTAGATGACGACGGCAAACCTGAAAATAATTTCACTAACGAACAGTGGCTAACGCTGTGGTATGTGATATCCGAGTTAATGCGCCGCTACGGTATTGAGCTAGAAAACGTTAAGGGCCACCGGGACTGGCCAGGAGTTAAAAAAGCTTGCCCCTGTTTTGATGTCCAGGATAAGTTAGGGTCGTGGGATGAACGCGAAAGTTGGAAATCGCTTAGCGATCTTAAACAGCTCAAGTAAACAAAAAGGGGTAAGCCATGAATACATTAATATTTAACAGCCGCGAAGAGTTCAACGCGCGTGCAGACAAAACAGTAAACGGCGTATCAAAAGAGTTTGCAAAAATTCATAGCGATTACGGCATCGAGTTTAACAACGTCGGCTGTTGGAACTGCCTAAGCTGCGAAAACTGCAAAGGCTGCACAAAATGCCGCCGCTGCACAAACTGCCTAAGCTGCACAAACTGCCTAAGCTGCGAAAGCTGCGAAAACTGCCTAAGCTGCGAAAACTGCCTAAGCTGCGAAAACTGCAAAGGCTGCGAAAACTGCCTAAGCTGCGAAAACTGCCTAAGCTGCGAAAACTGCAAAGGCTGCGAAAGCTGCGAAAACTGCCTAAGCTGCGAAAACTGCAAAGGCTGCGAAAGCTGCGAAAACTGCGAAGTCTGTAACTTCTGCGCACACTTAAAATCCAGCGAAATTTACAACTTCCTCTAAGAGGTGCAGGCCAAAAGTGTGAATGTCAGGCACAGCGGAGATGGTATGTCTCTAGATCAGCAAGCGGTTATACTTGGCACTAAAAAAAACGTAGCGAAGTATATATTTAGCATCAACAAAAAAGGTAGGGGTTAATCATGAGTAAAAAAATAGCATTTAAAGCGACAAATAAAGACCTCAGATGCCAGGAGCATCAATTTAAAATTGGTAAAGAGTACGCTCTTGACCCTAGTGTGAAAATAAAGGCCTGTTGTGATGGCTTTCACGCGTGTGAAAACCCGATTGACGTACTAGATTATTACCCGCTAATAGGGTCTCGTTTTTTCGTGGTTAAGCAGAGCGGAAGAATGGATGTGAAAGGTAATAAAACAGCATCTGAAAAAATTATTCTTAAAGAAGAGTTAGATTTGAAAGCGTTCATAGAGAAAATAGTTGAGCACACACGGGACAGCCAGTCCACAACATCGATAGATGAATCCAGATACGCGCGGCTCGCATCTAGAAGCGATACAGCAACTTTGTTTGCATCAGGCGACTATGCACATCTTACGGCCTCCGGGGCGCACTCACATCTTGTAGCCTCCGGAGATTGCGCGGCACTTGCAGCATCCGGGGCTTACTCGTATCTTGTCGCATCTGGATATGCTGTGCATCTTAGCGCCTCCAGACAATATTCATGTCTCGCGGCCTCCGGTGACTTGGCAAGGCTTTCCGCTACAGCTAACGAGGCACAACTTGCGGCCTCCGGCGTTAACGCAAAAATTATGTCCTCCGGCGATAATACACGAATTGCGGCCACAGGCGACAGTTCAAAACTTGCGGCCGCGGGTGATTTCGCGCAAATTACGGCTTCTGGCGGCAGCTCAAGGCTTACGGCCTCCGGCTACGGCGCAAGACTTACGGCTACGGGTGACAATTCTATTCTCAACGCCTCCGGTGATAAGTGTACTCTCAACGCCTCAGGCGTTAACGCGCATCTTTACGCGTCAGGTTTCGGCTCAGGCCTTACTGCGTCAGGTAGTGGTAGCGTAATAATAGCAACAGGGATGGGTAGTAAGGTTAGCGGATGCAAGGGTACGTTTGTTTGCTTGATGCATTACTTTGACGGGTTTCCTGTTGAATTGGTGAGAGGGAAGATAGGCGAGGACGGGTTAAAAGAAAATGTGGTGTACGAACTTGACGCAAACGGTAATTTCGTAAAGGTATAAACTAAAAAGGTAGAGATAAGTCATGAAAAAATTAATGTTTAAAGCGACAGATAAAGACTTAAGGAGTTGTAAATATTACCGGTTTGAAATTGGCAAAGAGCATGCTACGACAGGTAAAATAGAAGCGTGTAAAAATGGTTTTCACGCGTGTGAGAACCCGCTTGACGTCTTAATGTATTACCCGTTAATTGGCTCGCGTTTTTTCGTGGTTAAGCAGCGCGGGGCGAAAGACATAGAAGAAAACAAAACAGCATCCGAAAAAATAGTTCTCGAAAAAGAGCTGGATTTAAAATCTTTTATAGAATACGCAGTTATTCACGCACGTAAGTATGCGAATACCGGCTATGCAGCCGTACTTGCAGATTCCAACGACGGGTCAAAAATTGCAGTAGCTGGCAGCCATGCACAAATCGCTGCATCTGGTGATTCTACGCAGATTGTCGCCTCTGGTGAGTCCACGTGGCTCGCGGCCGCAGGCACAGGCTCAAAACTAGTAGCTTTCCGGGGTAACTCAGCGCTTGCGTCGTCTGGTTACAACTCGAAACTTATGTCCTCTGGCGACGAGTCAAGACTAGCAGCCTCCGGCAACAACTCAGAGATTGCAGCTTTGGGGTTTAGAACAGGCATCGTATCCTCTGGAAGCAGTTCAACCCTCAAGTCATTCGGCGATAAGTCGGAAATTGCGGCAACGGGCTTCCGGTCAATACTTGTGGCGTCTGGGGGTCTCTCAAGACTTGTGGCGTCTGGCGATAATGCCCGAATCACGGCGTCTGGGTGTAATAGTGTAGTAGCGGCTGTGGGGCAGGATAGTATGGTTAGCGGATGCAATGGTACGCTTATCTGCTTAACGCATTACGTGGGTGGATTACCAGTTAAATTCGTAACAGGTAAAATAGGCGAGAAGGGATTAAAAGAGAACGTATCATATGGACTTGATAGAAAAGGTAGGTTTGTAGAAGTATAAACATAAACAGCAACTAAAAGGTAGATTTAATATGAAAACTAAAACAGAAACTAAAACAGCTAGTGTAACTAATGACGCAGAGTTCGGCGCACTTTCCGTCCAATTAACCAATGTCTATATAACTAACGGCTTAAACGCAGAGGAGGCACTAAACCATCTTACTTGTTACATGTTAGAGGTTCTACTTTGCGTGGGGGTATCTGAGGCAGAAGCCGTGAGCAGCCAAGGGAAACACATGCAATTAACGATTACTGATGTCAGTGAAGAAAACGGCGCGCTTAACTAATAGAGGCCTAAGCTGCGCTAAAACCGACAGGCGCAAATGGTAAGTTCGTAGAAGTATAAACATAAACAACAACTAAAAGGTAGATTTAATATGAAAACTAAAATAGCTAGTGTAACTAATGACGCGGCGTTCAATGAAATTTCAGGTAAAGTAATTCAGGTTTATGTGGATAAGGGCTTAGAGCCAGAGGACGCAATAAAACATCTTACTTGCTTATTGTTAGAGCTTCTCCTTCATAATGGGGTATATGAAATTGAAGGAGGGAACAGCCAAGGAAAATACATGCACTTAAAGATTATTGATGTTAGTGAAGACTTAGGCACGCTTAACTCATAGATGCTAAGCGGCGCTAAAACCGACAGGCACAAATGGTCGGTTTTAGCGCGACTCATATCCAATATGTAAAACGTGTGATAATATACCTAACACGTTTTACATATTAAATATGATATTACAGGTGATACGAATTATGAAATTCAAAAAGCTAACTAAGTCAGAAATGCGGATAATTAATTATTACGTTATTCACCGGGACCGCTCAAAAGCGTATCGCCTGGGTTATCCGCAAAGCGTCAACTGGAAAGATGAAACGGTTAAGGCTAAGGCTGACGAGTTTTTCGACTCAGAAAGAATAAAATATTACAGGGGATTCAAGGACGGCGGTATCGTGGTGGCCGACGAGGACGAAATAATGACGGAAGAGGAAGTACTCTATGAGATCGATAGAGTGCCTGCTGTTGGAGCGCACAACGGCGGCGGTCGCCCGTCAAGATACCGCCCCGAATTTCCGCAGATGATGATCAACTTCTTCGATATCGGCCCACAAAAAATAATAGAAAACGTGAACGAAGAAACCGGAGAAGTAACTCACACAGTACTAACCAATATATTCCCAACCAAAGAGGCATTCGCGGCATCTCTCAGAGTGAGCATGCAGACGCTGAACGATTGGGCCACTAAAAAAGATGAGTTTGGCGAGTTCAGATACCCTGAATTTGCCGAGGCCTACGAAATTGTGGGCGCTATGCAAGAGTCAATCCTAATTACAAACACGCTCATGGGTAAGTATAACGCCAATTTTGCTCAGTTTATATCCAAGGTTAAATTGGGGTATGAAGAAAAAAGCAAGTTGGTGGTGGAAGGTGGTGATAAGCCAATAGTGTTGATAGGTGCCAATATGACGGCTGAAGAAGCCGACGTAATATATCGTGAGTTTTTACTCGGCAATAAAGAAAAGTAGGGTGGTTAACATGGAATCATGGCAAGTAAGATTACAAATAGAGGCGATGGCTTGTGTTGTTCGTGTAGAGGGTATGAAGGCGGAAAATCAAGCTAGAATCCAAAATGGGGAAGCGATTGCATATGTAGCAGGCCATTTCAATGAAGAGGCCGGAGAGCTATCTCGGCTAGCTCGTGAAATAGGAATGGGTTAAACAAATGATTAGCAGAAAAAGGCCGATGGCAGTAGAAAAAGTTAAGGATATTAAATTGATGCTATTGTTTTCAGGGCTTAAAGTAAAAGAGATAGCGCGCTATCACGGTATCAGCCCAGGGTCAGTATCACAGATAAAACGCGGCGATATATGGGCCGACGTCGATATTGATTAGCATCGCTAACATTTTTTATTATTACTTTTTATAACAAAACTTGATATTTTTAAATTTTGTACTAGTATTAGAGTTAAAAGGCGGGGAGAACTAAGATGAACACATATAAATATGATGGGGAGTTAGCGACCCTAGTGCGTTTAATGCGATCAGTAAGCCTGGAATGCGAGGTTGGTATCTTCCCTATTCGTGACTCGGGAAAAATACGGCTCGTGTGGATTAACCGCCAGCATTCGCACATTAGAACTTTTGACGCGACGTTCAATACCACACAGGCCAACTTGAAGAATATAAAGTTCGTGCATGCATTACAAGACGCCAAAAAAGCCATGCGCGATTAGTACAAGTTTAAAAAATCCTAACTACCTTAGGATCTGGCGGTCGAAAGGCTAAAATATATGGACTCGCCCACCTGAGCCAAAAACGGGCCACTAATTTTATACTAGCAACGTTGAGGTGACAAGATGAAAATAAGTAATAAGCGAATAGTCGCAGGGTCGATACTAGCAACGTTGCTGTTTCTCGGTCCAATAAATAAGCCCAAAGCGGGGCAGCCAACCAGTAAAATAGAGCAGAAGATCCTAACCGAAAATATAAAACTTGACCAAATACGCGCTTTAACAACATGCTTAGTTTACGTAACACATAGCGATAACAGCGACAAAGAAGAGTACGCGCAAAAGGCGCGAAAGATGCTTCTAATGTTTCCCCGTTCGTACAATAACGTAAGCTCTTATTTTTTTGGCTTAGCTAAAGGCTACATGCACGGTATTGCGGTTAGAACTAGAGAGCGTTACTCGCATCTAACCGAGGAGCAAGTAGTCGTGATTACTGCTGGCATTCTGTTCAATAGGGCAGAATGCACAAAAGCAGTAAATGAAAACAGTTAAGTACCCTCTAGGACAGGCCGCTATGAAACACTTAAAAGAGGAAAGACAACCGTTAAAAGAAGAGCTTGAACCACAAGCGTCAGAATATTGCGATGACGAATACGATGACGATGACGATTATGAATACGAATACGATGACGAATATGATGACGAGTACGAATACGATAATGATGACGATGACGATGACGATGACGATGACGATTATCTATACAAGTACGATCTTACACATAAAGTTAAAGTTAAAAAAGAAAGTATTGAGGCTCATAAGCGGTTACAAGATGTTCTCTTTGAAAGAGAACTGGCACAAATAGACAGGGATTTTTTCGATATATATTAGGAGTGTCACATGTACACTAGAAATAAAATCTTATACAAAAAGGGGTATAAATATCAGCTAGTAGAAGGGCTTAGCAGCTTGGTAAATATATATCCTGTTAAGACTATTATTTCAGAATATATTATTCTATCCACTTTCGGAGAGCTGTACCTTAAACGCGGCTACGCCTGGGACGGCGCAAGCGGGGCGATTGATACGCCATCATTTATGCGTGGGTCAGCGGTACATGATGCATTGTACCAGTTAATGCGACTGGGGTTATTAGACGCTGATAAGTATCGTAAGATAGCGGATAAAGAACTCCGGAATATGTGCAAAGAAGATGGTATGGGTATTTTTCGTGCTGCTTATGTCTACAAAGCGGTGCGCTTACTTGGTAGCAAGCATGTAAAACCAAGTAGTAAGAAGCTGACCTTTACAGCGCCATAGAATATAGGGGGTGTTTTATGACACGATTAGAGATGAAGTTGCGGAAATTCTTTAGCACAATAAAATGTATTAACGAATTAGAAACAGGCGAAATAGATCGCATAGTTGACTGCGCTAAGACAGCAATTAAAAAAGGCGAAGAGTGGGGGATAAAAGGCACCATAAATTACGATACAAAAACGTGTAAATACAGCTTAAAAATAGTAGAGCTATGCGTTGCTGAACACTCGGATTTTAGCGTGGAAAGAATGCTAGCTTACGCACATAGCATTAAATAAGGAGTAAAACAGTATGCGTGACGCCATTTTGTATGAATATCGCTTAATAGAAGAAGGTACCGCCGATACCAGTACAGTATTTGATATTGAGCAAGAGGAGTCAGATGATTCAGAGGAGGACAGCACAAAGAAATGGGAGAAAGTCGAGGTATGTCGCGTTAAATTTCATGCGTTTGGGGTGAATTATGAAGAGTTCAATAGCAATATTGGCATCTATTCATCCGCGATTATAGAAATGCCGGACGGCATGTTAGAAAATGTTCCGGTAGAGTTAATTCAGTTAGTGCCAGATGGCGTAACATTGCAATAATAGGGGTAATAAAAATGCTTAAAATGAATGGTGGTTTTAAAATGACAGATAAAAAGAATGACAAGACTATAGTAGAAAATATGCTGTTATACATAGCGGAGTACATTCTGCCTAAGAAATTAGTGTTTATATGCGCGGTAATTGTAGTAGCCCACGCGTTAGAGGGTAAGCACAAGGGAACCGATAGAATGCGTTTACTCGCCGTAGAAGCGCTCGCGCGTTTCGCTGCAGATAACGGTTTGATAAAATAAGAAGGGTAGGGTATGAAAGAGTTTGATGTAGAAGCAGCAAAAGCAGGCTATCCAGTTTGCGATATAGAAGGCACACCAGTGCGTGTAGCGCATTACGATACACAAAACAACATGTACCATATTATGTACATGAATCACAATCGCGGCAGTTGGGCTACAGGTAAAGATTTACGCATGTTAACCGGTAACAGCCGCAGGTAATTTTTTAACTTTAAATACAGGGGTAAATACAAAATGAGTGAAAATACTAAGACACCGCATGCACACGCAGAGTTGATACATAAGTGGGCGGATGACACAAGTCAAGTTGTACTTTTTAACGTTTCCGATAATTGGGAAGTTATGACGTATATTGTAGGTTTTTTATGGGATCCAAAGAATAAGTATTTCTTAGTATGCGAAGAGCACGTAGATATTGCGCTGCACTGGTTGAACGGTGGACAGGTCGAAATAATGCATCCACAGGAGGGGACCTTTATGCGTACAAATAACCCGCAATTCGTCGCAGGCTATGTTTACCGTAAAGTCCTTACAGCAGAACAGAAAGCTGAGATAGGAGAGCTAGAGGATTATATATCCATCAATCGACAAGTGATTAAAAATCTTACGGCAAGAGCAAAAAGCTTGACTGACCGTACGCGTGAGATGGAAGCTAAGATTCGTAGTTACGAGCAATAGGCCGCAGGTAATTTTTCAAAGATAAGATAAACGTCGAGGGAGCGGCGGAAAGGAAAGGGTAGGAAACCTGACCGCCGGGGGTTCTCCCCCGACGAGCCTCTAGTATACCCCGCCAACATTAAACAATCAATCATCCCACCAGCTATTACTCACCTTCATTATTCAATTCAACTATAAAATCACGAAACTTTTCAGCGTTACAGTCAAGTATTTTTTCTTTAAACCGTTGAATAGCGGCCGGGTCACCTGCCTGCTTCGCTGATTTCTGGCCGTTACCTTTATTCTCAATAGTATATCGTAGATAGCAGTTTTTACCGTCGAGTTTAAATTTCACGTTCGATTTAAACTTACCTCCAAGCGGAGCAGTATAATCGTTAAGCGCTTTTTTGAGCTGCGTATCCCAGTAAGTAGTATTAGGTGCTTCACAAATTGACGCGTATTTTGCAATCCACTCTATTATTAATTTAGTACAGAACACGCCTTCGCAGTACTTTTCTGCGAACAAAATGCTACCTATCACCAGTCTATTGATGGGAGTCGCGCTACCCCTTTGTGACAGCAGGTCTTCTTCTGACGTTGTTTGTACTTCGGTTCCAACAGGCGCGAAGGGATTGTAGTTATCTATATTACGATTTTTAAGCATCAGCCATATACTCGGCTGCCAGTCTGTTTCTAACCACTTGTGTAATTTTGTAAAGTTTTCTGGACTGTCTACCTCAGTAGTACACGATATAAATTTAAAACGCCTATCGTTCAGCGGAATATTTAAAGTGTCGGCGTGTTGTGAGCATATGATATAGCTTGAATAGACTTTAGATTCTGTTTGGCCGCCGTATTTTGTTTTTAACACATGAGTAGTAGGGGAGGGGTCTATACCAGATTTTAGCGCTTCATACGCCTTATGTTCCTGCCGGGGGTTTAAGCTGATATCTTTTGCTTCGGGCACTATAACGTATGCTTTTCGTAGCCAATCATTGAAACCCTCACCTGCTAACCCCCCTAAAAGCTCTCCCAAGCCCACTACAGCGATATTGTTAGAACCCCAAAGCATTCCTAGCATCTTGCTTAAAGTGCCGCGTCCTGAGCCTTGTATGGGCGTAGTTAGTACCGCGCAGGGGCCGCGTAAAGTATGGTCTTGCACTTTAGATGCTATGTGGTCGAGAAACCAGGTGGCGTCGTCTTTATCCGGTATAAGGTAATTGATAAAATCTACGAATGTGGACTCGTTATACGCTCTGCGTGAGACCTTTTCAGTCTCCCAAAGTGGCCGTTTAAATAGATTTAAAAATTTGTTGGGCCCTTTTTCTATGACAAGTTCGTTGCACGGTTCGTATATTTCACCGTGCAGGGTTAAAACGTTAGCTTCCATCAGCTTCCATTGTGGCACACACTTACAGTTTCCTTTTTTATCCACGTAAAAAGCTTTGTCACAATACATCTGACGCCACGAAGTAGGCGAGTATCTCAATCCTGCGCCCGATTTTACATCGAAATAGAACCCGCTGGACGCGTTAGCTACATAAACCCATTTAACCGAGTTAGTAGGGGCATGGTCAACGTATCCAACTTCCGGCCCGCCAAGCTTCGCGATTTCCTCTAAAAATTCTGTGGGGGTTCTATGGCTACAGTGCCCATGAAAACAATGAAACCCCCGAGTTTCAGGGCGATCGCCGAAGCCTAAAGGGCTATAGCCTGCCGTGTTACCGGTACCCTCAGAGTGTTCCTCATGCCACGGACAAATAACTTCTATCCAGTCGGTTCCCTCCGTCACTATTAGCTCTTTTGCGTTTAAGAATTCAACCACTTCATCGACTACGCCACCGAGATTTTCGAGATACGCGCCAGGTTTCCAGGGTGCTGTACCTCGGGTTCTGCGCGGGTCTTTTTTACTTGCGGACCCGTTTTGTACGTCTTCCCAGGTAACACCCGCGTTTACAGCCGTAAGCAGTTCATCAGGCGTGAAAGTATTAAAGGGCTCGTCAGTGGGGTCAGTATCCCGCACTTTAAACGCCCCGTTTTCTGTAACGTATTTGGATTTTAAGTTTATACCGCATGGCAATCTAACCAATTTGTTAGCCAGTGCACCGCCGCTATCCCATGGGCCGGCCCCATATATAATTCTAATTAAATCGGATGCGGCGTTAATGTCGCTGATAGGCTCCTCTAATACATAGCCATATTGAAAGTTGTCGGGTGACGTTTCAACACACCACGAATATTCACACCTTAATAAATCCGGTAGTTTATCAGGGGGGCATTTAGAACCTGGCCCGGTGCCTATGTCGTCAAGTACTACGCAATGTAAGCGGTTGAAAAGCTTCTTCAAATTGCGTAATTTACTAAAATGTGTGTCAGAATCAGGGTCATAATCCGGGTCCTCTATAGCCGTAGCCGTACTAAAATAACAGGCCTTACCGGCGGCCCCCCGGGAGGACATAAATTCATCGTAGGATTTAGCTATGCCAGGTGTGGACTTAGCACTCGCACAAAATATACGATGCTCGTCTTCATTTAGGTTTCTAAATATGTTGTTTAAAAAGGTATTGATATTTTTAGCGTCGTCACTCATAATAAAACCTCAGCAATTAAATTTCCCATTAGCCCGGGCCCCCATAGAACCGGGTTTTTTTATTTAGAATCTATAGTTAAAGCTCAAACTAAATACGAGCGCTTCGCCGAACCAAGTCACTTTAGGTATAAAGTAGTCATATTTTGTATACGCTACAGACGCAGCAAACAGCGCAGACGTTTCACTGTATCCGCTTACGTATCCCACGTTAACAGATGCTTCTATGTTTTTAACTGGCTGCCAGTAGTGGGCATACGACAGCGCATATGATTTGACGTAATAGCTATTGGTAAAAGATGTGAGTTCAGCACCATGCGTTTGATTACGGTACGCGACAGAAAACATGTTTAATTTATTATTTAGATTGTATTTATCTTCGTCTAAAAAAAGTTTATGCGAAGCATACGCAAAATAGGTGACTTGTAGAAACGGCTCTTCTATAATGCGGTTTTTAATCGGGGATTTTTCTTCGGCGCTGATGGCCTGAAAAGGTAGTAATAATAGTAGCACTAGTAATATTTTCATTTTGTCAATCTCCTGCAGTTGTTAAGGTATTCATGAAATTTGTCTGAGGCCTCTTTACGATTTTTCAATTTAAGCTTCATAACGTTGTCTTCTATCGTGTTTACAGAATGTATGACGTATCTATCTACAAAAGAAGACTTTTGCCCCTGTCGCGCAAGCCGCCCCACCAGCTGGCCCCATTCATCTGCAGACCAGAAATAGCCTAAGCATATTATGGTATGGCCAGGGCCGTATTGTAAATTTAAGCCGTGTCCAGCCGATTTTGGATGAATGAGCATGATAGAAAGGGAGCCATTTTCCCACTCTTGCAGCAACTTGTCATTAGTTTTTTTGCCGTTGGCAGCGCTGAAAACAGGCGCGTTATATTTTTCAATTAACGCGTCCCGTTGAAAACTAAATTGATACACGACCAATACAGGCGTATCAATCGTCTTTAGTAATTCATCTAGCAGTTGCATTTTTGTATCGTGTATAGCTATGGCTGTTTTGTGCGTATCAAACTCGCCCTGATAGTACAAACCGCCGCAGCATATTTGATGCAATTTACCCTGCAATACCGCTTCGTTAGCCGCTTCAATAGTATAGCCCCCTATATCGCATACGCTATATTTTACCAGTTCAAAATAGCATTGTTTGGCATTAGGTGGTAGGTCGAACGTGATTTCGATATCGCGTATCTCCGGTAAGTGTTCGGCGTATTTAGTGCCTTCTACAATGTAAATAACATCTTCTAGGATTCGCGTTAAACGCTCGCGGCCATCCACTTGAAAATCCCATTTGTGACCCTTGAAATCCATCTGCATAAAAAACCTTCGCTTAAACATATCGTTATTGCGTCCGAGTCTTCGTCCCAGGTCGATAATTAGCATTTGCCCGTAGATTTCTATACTCTCCTGGGCCACAGGGTCCGCAGTCATACCCACGCGCCATGAAAATCTTTTAGTTTGATTTCTTAACTTTTTAAACCCTACGCCACATATAGCTTTTAATTTAGTGATCTCGTCCACCAGCAGCCCGTCAAAGTTGTGCTCCGGGTACGTCTTAAATAACCACGCTAAATTTTCAAAGTTACATATGACGACTTGAGAGTTTTGAGCCATTAGTTCTTTACGCTTTTTTGCGGCGGCCCCGGCCAGGCACACGCAAGTAGCATCTTGTAAATGTGACCATTTGTTCGCCTCGTCAGCCCACACCATAGTGCACACTTGAGAGGTAGACAGAACAAGCACGCGCTTTAATACGCCGTCATTTAGCAGGTCTGTAATAGCTGTGTAACCTACGACGCATTTACCGAAGCCCTTAGGCGCGACAAGCAGGCACTCGTCAACGCCGAATAGATGGTCAATAGCTTTGTTCTGGTCCTTGGTAAAATTATCAGGTGTCAGCATGCTTTTTCCTCTTTATCAGCGTGGGCGTGGTGGTAACGAGCGTATAGAATTTTTCAGAAAAAAGTATCTCAAAGTCTTCAGCAACCATGTGGTCTATAATTCTGATGTACTCCTCAATTTCTGCCCTGTTAGGGGACGTTTTAAACACTGAATACTTGCCTTCTGGGCTTCGCACGCCCGCTTCAAAAACTATTAACGATTCCATAAATAGGGCCCTTATAAACCGGAGTTACATTTGCAGTCTGCGTGATGCGCCTGCACTATTTGAACAAAGTAATCAAAAGATTCGCAGACGTAAGCACTCGCGCCTTGAGCTATTATCTTTTTTCTTTCTATTTTTTGAAGCTCTGCTAATTTACCGGTGCCGTCTGGGCGTTTCATTTCAACGTAGACAGTGTTACCGGTAACAGGAAATATTAATAGCAGGTCTGGCCATCCTTTGCGCCCTTCGCAATGCACTTTGCGCACTAACACTTTGTATTTTTTTGCGTAGGCTGCGCACTTTTTTTGCAGTTTTGATTCAATCATGATATAAAAACCCCCCTTTTTGGAAAATCCTATACTACCATTAATATTAAAAAATACAATCAAAAAGTTTTTTAATTAGTGTTTGCTTTTTATAACGATATGTTTTACTATTAGCAAACTTAAAAAATAGGTATATGGAGGGCGTATGACTGAAATCAGTAAAAAACTAGATCTAAAGTTACCGAAAAAATCTGTTAAAAAGCAAAAGGGGTTTTATTTAGAAATAGGTGTGATAGAATTTTTTAAAGAAGAGTCAGCGGCGCTTGAAGTTTCTGAAAATATTTTACTGACAGCATTGGTTGATTTCTACAAGTCAAACGCTAAATAATAGCTATTAATCTATTAATAAGGGTAAAAAATATATGACTATTCATTTTCGCTACGGTGGTAGTACGGCTAAACGCACGCTAAGATGCCCTGGTTGGGCCGCGCTAGCCCAAAAACTAGCCGAAGAACGCGGCACAGTTGACAATTCAAGCGTCCACGCAGATCGCGGCTCCATGTTACATAAGTGTTGTGAGCTATTAGAAAAAGATGGCTTGGACTATGACGACTTATTAGATATGGGTGTGGAGTACAACGGCTTTAAGTTAACCGAAGAGTTATTAGATACTAAAGTTATTCCCGCAATGGAAGCGCTGGATGACCTACTTGATAAATATAAGGTCCACACGGTAGTCACGGAAGAGACCATAAAAATTAATGATGTTATAGGTGGCACGCTGGATGTTTTCGGTGAGGGCGTCAACACGCTTGTGTTCGCGGATTATAAATTTGGCGAAGGTATTTTAGTTGACGCAGAAGATAATGACCAATTACTATTCAGCGGCTGGACTAAAATCACAAAAGGTAAATTTTCTAAGCCGCTAAAAGAATACAAAAAAGTAGCCTTGGCAATTATTCAACCTGCAGACCGCCGCGAAGAGGAACTAGATGTTTGGGAAGTAACTGTACAGGATTTAGAGGAGTTCGGCGAAAGATTCAAAGCAGCTGTAAGTATAGCCGAAGACTCCAAACCCGGTGAAAATCTATGCATGGGTGACCACTGCATGTTTTGCCCCGCATCTGGATTAAATGATTGTCCCGCAAAAGCCGACGAAGCCAATTTTAATCTTAGACAGTTACAGAAACTGGATGATGGCTATATTGACGGTGATGATTTTGAAGTACTTGACAAAAAATGTAGCGACTTGCCAGCGCTTAAACTTAATATAGAACAAGCGCTTGACATAGTAGAAAAGTTAGAAGCATGGACTAAAGATGTTAGAGCTTTTGCTTGTAAACAGCTTGAATTAGAAGGTGACAGCATCCCAGGGTGGAAGTTAGTCGATAAGCGCGCTACAAAGCATTGGGTTGACGAGGCTAGCGCTGAACGGTATTTGAAGCGTAAGTTAAAAGCTAAAAATGCGATGAAATCCGTAGTCATAACACCTGCACAGGCTTTACAAGTAGCTAAAAAGCTAAAGATTAAGGTCAAACTGGATGACCATATAGTTTCACTTAGCTCAGGAACCACGCTAGCCAGAGAAAGTGATAAACGCCAAGCGGTACTGTCTTCAGCGGATACCGTTAATGGTCTAAAACTGTTAGACTCACTGGACGACGAATAATTAGCCACTCATAATAAATAGAAGGAGCGTAAATACACTAAAACTTAAAAATTTTAAAAAGCATGAAACCGGTAATCTAAAACCACTAAACTAAAAGGTAATATAATATGTCAAACTCAAATGAAGTAGTAGATAGAAACGAAATGCAAGACCTAATCAACATGGCTAAAGGGTTACAGCAAAGCGCTAGTCAAGCAGCTAGTGACACCGCAGGTTTTCTTAAGTTTACTAAGTTCGGCACTTGGATATTCGGTGCTGAAGACGTTGAAATAGAAGAAGACAGCTTATGGATTGTACATCCTAACGGTTTTAAACACGGCTTTATAGCCTGGGGTGACAAAGCGCATAAAAATCACGGAGAAAAAGTAGGTGAAATCATGGTGCCTGCTACGCAGCCGCTACCGCGTTTAGACGAGCTAGACGATGTGGCCGGCGAATGGAATCAATGCGTATCAATGCAGCTTATGTGCGTAAGCGGTTTTGACAAAGGCGTAAAAGTAACTTTCAATAGCAACTCTGTGGGTGGCCGTAAAGCGTATAAAAAAATCGTAGATGCGGTTGTAGCGCAAATAACCGCCGGTTCAAAAAAAGTAGCCCCGGTATTATCACTGGATAGATCCTCCTATACGCATAAACAGTACGGCGTTATTTTCACGCCCGAAGCGGAAGTGGTCGAGTTTAAGTCCCTCCAGGAGTTAAACAACCTGTCTACCTCCTTAGCATTGGAAGATAAATCTGGCGGCGCAGCGCCTAAGACAGAGCCTGAGCCTGAGCCTGAGCCTGAGCCTGAGCCTGAAGTTCCGGTAAGAAAAACACGAGCAGGAAGCACAGGCAGCAGGACTATGCGCAAGCCTGAACCTCAGCCAGAACTTGAGCCTGAAGAGGAAGACGCACCTTTCGAGCCAGAGCAGCCAAAACGTCGAGTCAGACGGTCACGCTAGGTCACATTTAGCTACGGCCAACTAAAAGCCCTTTACCGAGGGCTTTTTTTCCACAAAAATACATACTAAAGGGTGCTGGAAATGAAAAAGATAGAGCCTCTATTAATAGATTTTGAGACACAAAGCAGGGTTTCAATAAGCAACCCGCTATACACATGCCACTCCTCCACTAAAATTTTATGCATGTCTTACGGTTTCCGTAAAGGTAAAGGCGCGCTATGGTGGCCAGGTGACAAATTGCCGGAGCCTGTTATAGCGTATATTACGGCTGGTGGACGGATAGGCGCCAGTAATGCGCGGTTTGATAGGCAGATATGGCAACTTATAGGAGAAACTGAGCACGATTTCCCCTATACCGAAGACGAGCAGTGGTTTTGCACACAGGCGCAATCGCGTGTAGCTGGACTACCGTCAGCGCTTGATAAGGGCGCCAGGGCGTTAGGACTCAAACAACGTAAATCAACAAGAGGTTCTCAGCTTATAGCTAAATGCTGCATCCCCCCGTTTAGTACGGACCCGCAAGACTATTGCGATTTAGGCGCGTACTGCCTCCAGGATTTTGTAGTTATGAGCGATTCGTCCTCGGCGGTACCAGACTTAAACGAATATCAGATTGAGGACTACCAGTATAACGAGTTAGTAAACGATCGCGGCATAAAAGTCGATGTCGAATTAGCAGCTGCAGCTATGACATACGCCGAAGCTGAGCGCGAAGAGCTTAACACCGCGCTAAACCTGTTAACAGGCGGTAAGTTAGTAAAAGGTAAAGCAGTAGGTGGAACGATAACCGCGTGCACGCAGCACAGACGCGTTTGCACCTGGCTGCAGAAAGAATTAAAAGAATGCCCCGACATTTTAAAATTAATGCGTAAGCACAAGAGAGACAAAGACACCGGAAAAGACGTCGTTAAATATTCCTCGGATAAAGGCGTTAGAATAAATATGTTAGCCGGTGACGAAGACGGTTCGTTCAAGTTGCCTGCCAGAGTAAAAGAGCTATTGGAATACATGGATGATGCTGGTGGCAGCGCGGTATCGAAATTCACGCGTATGGTCCAAAAAGCAGACCCTGACGACGGCCGAGTACGAGGAATCTTAAGATACGCCGGTGCGCCGTCCACGCTCAGGTATAGCGCTATTGAGCTGCAAATACACAATTTCCGTCGCGACGCCTTCGAGACCGTAGAAGCCGAGTTCATCCGTGACCAGTTAATACGCGGCGCGGTACTACGAGACAGAGACGGTAACCGGTTGGGCGTTATGGACACCCTCGGCAGGCTATTACGAAGCGCAATCATACCTGCCGAGGGCAAGGTGCTAGTAGTGGGTGACTGGAACGCTGTAGAGTCCCGTATGACTGCATGGCTAGCAGGCGACGAAGCTAAGTTAGATATTTTTAGAAACGGCGGCGACCCGTACTGCTACGAGGCGAGCGGTATCTTCGGTTTTGAAGTGACTAAGGAAGACGCCAAAGAACGGCAGATCGGCAAAATCACCGATTTAGCCTGTGGCTTCATGGGCGGCGTGGGTGCGCTAGCTTCCATGGCGGCGCAATTCCGGATATTCATCGACCCTGAAAAAATGCAGAGCATTGTTGACAGCTACCGCGCAAACCATCCTCAGATTGTAGAATATAGCAATCAGTTAATGGGTGCCGCTATACGGGCGATAAGGAACCCTGGGGAGATACAGAAAGTGAAGCATACCGCGTATCTATTTAACCCTGAGGATAGAGCGCTGTACTGCCAGTTAACCGGCGGCATAAACATGATACGCTACCCTGAGGCCAGAATTGAAATGAAAAAAGTGCCCTGGTCTGATACTGAAACCCGGCCACAAATTACAGCGCTGAAAGCGGCCTTCACCCCTGCAGCAGATGCCAAGGAATGGGCGCGTCACGGATTATGGCGCGGTATATTCGTGGAGAACATGGCGCAAGGTAACTGTGCTCAGTTATTAAGAGAGAAATGTCTGGACTGCGAAGACGCTGGTTTAGACGTGATATTCCATGTACATGATGAAATAGTTTTAGAAGTCGATATTGATAAAGCTGAAGAAGCAAAGCGCATGCTACAAGAAATAATGGAGCGTACACCGCATTGGCTAAAAGGAATGCCGTTAGTAGCTGAACCTAAAATAATGACGCGATACGGGAAATAAAACGATGGCAGATACTATAAAAAGTATAGATTACGACCAGCATAACATCATTAAGTCTATAATGACGCTATGCAACATTGACCGTTTTGACGCGGATTTTACATTTGGAAACGGGTCATTTTACAAAGGCATAGAGCCGCCGCTGCATAGATTCGATTTAGATGACACACTCGATAACTTGACTGGCGTAGCCAATAGTTCAAAAGTGCCACTAGGTGACTCTTCAATTAAAAGCATTATGTTTGACCCGCCATTTTTAACGTATATAAAAGCCGGTAGAACGGGTAACGGCGGCATGGTAATGGCCAGACGCTTCGGGGGTTATTGGAGGTATGACGAACTTGAAGAGCACTATAGAGCCACTCTACGAGAAGCCCATAGAACGCTAGGCAAAAAAGGCATACTAGTATTCAAGTGCCAAGATATCATTCACAATCATAAAATGCACTGCACCCACGCTAACGTGTTACTTTGGGCTGCAGGTATGTTCCGGTTGAAAGATATGTTTATCCTTATGGCAAAGCGCCGCATGCCTAAAATAAATAGCCGAGGCACCCAGTTGCACGCTAGAATCTATCACAGTTACTTTTTAGTGCTCGAAAAGATATAGGTGAACAAAATGAATCAAACTAGAAAACGAAGTTGGCAGGAAGCTTTTACAAATACTGCGGTAGGATATGGCTTTGGCTTAGCCGGTCAAATGGTTATTTTTCCTTTGTTGGGTATGGATGTGTCATTTAATAACAATATGATTATATGCATGTTTTTCACAGTCATATCAATTATACGGAATTACATAATACGTAGATTTTTCAACACGTTCAAAAACTAGAGCTTGACAGAACGGGCATCTTGCCCAATACTTAAATCAGTAATATTTAAAGGGCATTAAAATTATGAGCACAAAGCTAAATGCTTTCGGTACACTGCTAAAACAATCTCATATGTCTATCTCGAAGGCGGCGAAATTTTTTAACGTCGACCCTACAACAGCACGACGCTGGAGAAACGATAAAGCCACTACGCCAGAAGCGGTACTCTTATGTTTACAAAGTATCAGTTCAGGCACTCCTGTCGACGCAGATAAATTTGTATTAGAAGACAAACTGGTTGACGCGCTCCGCAGCATCATAAGAGCTATGAAGCGCGATCCCAGTTACGCGTATACATGGCATATTAATTTAGTGAACGCGATGCTTGACAGCGGCGTGTCTAGCCAACTGGCTAATGAAGCCGCCGCACGATTCATGTACGATATGTTTACAATTGACACGATTACCGGTACCGGAGGAGAAGGGCATGAAAAAGATAACAAAGACGGCTAACATAATTAATACTATATCTCTGTTTGTCATATGTTTTTTGGTGCCTGTGGTACTTGAATTTGTAATGTGGCTAGGCTAAAAAAGGAATGGTTAACACATGTTAGATTACAAAAATCCCGATTATATAAGCATATTTGCTAAGCGCCAACGAAATCTAATTGATATACGTAATAACCCACAGCTATTGGCCGCGTTAAAAGTACACTACAAGAATAACCCCTGGGATTTTATAACTGACTGGGGCTTCACTTTCGACCCCCGTCAAATTGAAAAAGGGTTAACGCCAAACATACCTTTCATTTTATGGCCCAAACAAGAAGAATATCTTAAATGGGTTGTTGAAAGATGGAAAGCTGGCGAGTACGGGATAGTAGAAAAGTCGCGGGATTGCGGGGTAACATGGCTATCTGTCGGGCTAGCGGTAACGCTATTTCTATTCGTACCAGGTTACAGCGCCGGATTCGGTTCGGCCATTGAGGACAAAGTTGATAAAAAGGGCGACCCGGACTGTATATTTGAAAAAATAAGATACTTTCTAAACCACCTTCCACCTGAGTTTATGCCTGCAGGATACGAAGAGCGTTTGCACAGCAGCTTTATGAAGCTTACCAACCCCGAAAACGGAGCCAGTATAACGGGCGGTTCGGGCGACCAGATAGGCCGTGGTGGACGTAAATCTATGTGGCTAATAGACGAAGCTGCGTTCGTTGAGCATCAATTAATGGTAGATAACGCCCTATCACAGTCTACCAACTGCCATATCGACATAAGTACTTATAACGGTAACGGTAACGTGTTTTATACCAAGTCGATGCGGTTTGATAAAACCCGCCGTAAATTCATCTTCGACTGGCGTGACGACCCGCGTAAAGACGATGTATGGTACAAAAAACAAAAGGATGAAAAAGACCCGATAACCGTAGCACAAGAAATAGACCGTGACCCTAACGCGTCAGCAGAAGATGTATTCATTCCGAGCAAATGGGTTAAAGCGGCCATAGATTTACACAAGCTGATAGGTGTCCAGCCTACGGGCGTTAAGGTGACAGCATTCGACCCTGCAGATGTCGGTGATGCTAAGGCGTATGTGACGCGTCATGGCTTTGTAGTTACGGCTGCGGACTGTATGACTGATGGCGATATAACGCAAGCGGTCCCCTGGGTATACAGTGAGGCGTTTAAGCAGCGCTCAGATGTATTAGTATATGACGCGGACGGTATGGGCGCGCCAATTATGAAGCTAACGTTTGACCAGTACGCCGCAGGTCGCATACCGATAGTGCCCTATTACGGCTCCGGTGAACTTAGGGACAAGGATAAACGCTACGGGGAAGACCCTGAGCATCCCGATCCATCTTTAAAAAAGAACAAGGAATTATTCGTTAACTTTAGAGCGCAATCGGCAACGGAATTACGCGACAGATTCGAGGCTGCGTATAGGCTGAGACAGCTAATAGAGAAAGGAGGTGTAGCAATGGGTATGAAGATAGACAACATAATATCAATTGATTCAAGCTGTGCTAAACAATTTGAATTAGTTGCCGAGCTATCCCGCCCAAAAAGAATTTATACTAACGATGGTAAAATAAAAGTGGAGTCTAAAAAAGAAATGAAAGCCCGCCATGTAGCGTCACCTAACTTCTTCGACGCGTGTAAAATGGCGTTCTCAGTAAAGACGCCCACGCGTCAAAAAAATAGCCAAAAGGCTAAAATTGTAACTAGACGAACACGTGACAGAGGGCTAGGGTTCTAGCCTTATTCGACACTAGTTATCCGTATCTTCTAACAAATTAATAGCTAAGGAGTACAGGATATGATAAACGGAATAGATATAGGTCCTCGTGTTGTACCTGATGGTATAACACGTTTAACTGATGGGGTGGAATGGGCCCTGCAAGAAGACGAACAAGGGGAAGAGCTTATAGATTACATGCTAGAAGTTCTTGAATTAAAAACACGTATTAGGTATTTAGAATCTGTAGAGCAGGCCGCCAGGCGGTATATCGGATGCGTAGATAGTACGCGTAAACATAATTACCATAGAAATTTTAAAAACGCTAAAAACGATTTAGTTAATGCGTTAAATAATTTCGAGGACCTAGAGATAGATAACTGGGAGAGAAGAGTAAGCTAGGCATTAAATAGGGAAGACGCTAAGCAGCCTTCCCTATTCCATCCGCATTTTATTTACCCTTATCTTTTTTGTTTTTACGTTCTTCAATCTGTTTATCTTGTACGTGTTTGAGATCTGCAATCTGTTTAGTAATAGAGTTTTTAAAGAGTTGTAAGCGGTCAATTTCTCGGCCTTTATCTTCCGGTTTCATTTTGCTGGCCCTAATTAGGTTCATACGTTTATTAACATTGGCCAGCCTTTTTTGCTGCCCCTCATAGAACTTACGCTGATCTAATAAGTGGCCTTTGTCTGCTTTCAACCGCATTTCTTCTTCGTAATCGTTCCGTTTTTTAGCATCACGTATATCCATATAGGCATTATTAATCTCGCCGAGAGTCTCGTAGAAACTAGCGGTTTGCTGAGTATTTCTTAACGGCTCCGTAACCGCAAAAAGTTTAATAATGGGGTACTCAGTCAGTTTCATAGGTGGCTGTGTAGGTGAGTCAGTTAGCGGCCGTGTGAGCAGCATATCAGTAGAGGATAAAACAAACGCGCCAGCCCAACCGAAGTATCCCCTTACTAGATGCTCAATTTGAATAGGTGACAGCTTAACCGCGTCCCAGTCAAGCTTGTCTATACCCTCAGCCATTTCTATAGCCGTTTCGCTAGTCCATGCGCGTTTGCGTTTTGCGGGTGATAACGCAGATATATGTTCGTATGGCGCTTCTATATCTCGGTCCGTAAAAAAGTTTTTATTCATACCCACTTCTAATATCGGTTTAACCGGTTGAATAAACGGGTTAAAGCCGAAAGTATCCATAAGTGTGTGAAGCATACGTTCCGCGAATAGCTCGCCATGCACTTTATCATCTACAAGTTGTTGCACAAGTGACTCTGCTATATACCCGATAGCGCCGACTTCAAAAGGCCGGGGTAGTGACGATAAAAAGTTTGCCCCAGGCATCCTGAAATAGTGATAAGTACGTTTTTGCCATTCCTCAAGCTGGTCATAGAGTGGGTCTTTTCTAACTGACAGATACATGCCGATAGAAGCAAGGGAGTACGTAGCTACAACAGCTGCAAATTTAGCCCCGGATTTAGTAGTTAGGTCTCTTTTGCTCGTTGGCGCTGCCCGGGCCAGTTTGTCCAGGCTAAGCAATCGGGCATTAACAAATGGCAGTAGTTGCGCCATAGCACGCACCCATATAGATGAACCGGTGCGATCAAAATCTAAGTGGTCGCGCGCGTTAAACGTAGCCTTTAGGGTCCCCTCTCCACGCGCGAGAGTTTGTACGTAGTCTGCTGCCCTGTTAAGGTTTTCTGTTCTCGCACCGAACTCTTGATAGCGGTTCCACACGTTGGCCCATTTAAGCGCGCTGTCTATAACTGTTTCCGGTTTAACACCCTTTTTAACTAAACGCGATATAGCTATCGGGTCGCTCCCATGAATATATCCAGACTGGCTAAAAGTCGCGCCTGAGGTGGCCATCGCTATCGCTGTAGGCGTTCCTTTTTTAGTGGCTCTCCAGCCATCGGCAAGATTTTTAGCTATATTTAGGCTAACGTCGGTAGTGGCTATAGCTGTAATGGAGTCACGCTCAAGGTTAGCGATTTTAAATGTGGGACTCGCAGTTGTACCTGCGGTTATCGCGTGTTTAAATGCGCGCCCTATTTTCATGGCACGGCTATTTAAGCCCTCCCAGTTAAGCGCAGTAAAGGCTGCGAGGACTAAAGGGTCATACACTTCGTACCATACCTCTTTACCGTCTCTGCGTAAAAATATAGCGTCTTTGCTGGCCTCTTCCTTGGTTACGCGTTTCGCAAGTGGCGGGTTCATTTTTAATGCGAAGTCTATAGCGCTAAGGCCTGCTTGGTTGTTTAACGACGCAGATATTACATGATTCCAATTCACAAGTACGTTACTCATAATGTCATCAAGCTTATGGGTACCGCCTTTTAATTGTTTGTAAGCTGTTTGACGCGCTAAAGATGGGCTGCTCGCTATACGCGGACCGCGCGCGTCCTTCTCGTCTATTACACGGTTAAAAGGGACATAAAAGCCTTCTTCTCGCCATTGCGCGGCTTCTTCAGCGTTAATTAAGCCGCTATCAACACCTATTTGTGTGACGTTATTAGCTAATTTCTCGTATTCTTGTCGTACACTATCGAATAATTCCTCGTCGCCTCGGTTCATGTTTTTTAAAACTTGAATATTTTCCTCAGTGATGTTTCTCTCTTTACCTTCTGCGAATAATTTTTCAGCGCGATGGCCCACCATGTAATAGGTCCATCGCTGTAATTTTTTTCCTAACGGTTTTACAACATCTTGAAGCCCTTTTATATCCGGGTCAACAGATAAAACGCCTTCGCTATCAAGAAAAAGGCCGCCGTTAAGAATAAGGCTTTCAGTCGCGCCCTTTGCGGATTTAGTTAAGTGTGACAGCATCCAAGACCTGTCATCATGCATTATGTCCCTGAATGGCCCGAACTGGTCAACCATTGATTGCCTTATTTTTGCTTTGGAATCAACAAGGCTATCGGCCAGTGCAAGCTCAACTCTTTCAATAAAAGTTTTTCTTTTGCCAAAGCTAGCAGTAACCGCCGCTTCTTCTTTGGGCGTTAACGGGTCAGCAGCATTTTCGCCCTGGCCAGGTTCTGCCATTTTATGGGCCGCCAGCTTAAGGCCGAGTGGTGTTATAATTTCAGCCTCTGCGGCTTCTTTAAGACCTTTAATTTGGGTATCGGTAAGTTTCAATTCGCCGCTAGCTACATCAGCTAAAATCTCGTCCATAGCTTCGTTAACGTCTGAAACTTCGCCTGGTATCTTAGGCGATTTAGATTTTAGGCCTAAAACCTCTGCCGCTTTATCTATAACGTTTTCTCTCGTTAACTCAGTGTCTTTAAGTCCTAAGTCGATATCGCCGCGTTCAGACGCTTTAATTGCATCTGATATTGAGCCGTCAAACATGTCGTCTATCACAGGGTCGCTTTCTGCGCCTTCTGTGATTTTTTCCAGCGACTTGCGTTTACGCTTTTCGTTGTAATCGTTTATCTCCTCGGACACCTTTAAAGGGGGGCGTTTAATCGAGGCTAAAACACTGGATATGCTAAAAGCTTCCGCGTCTTTGCCGACGTCACCACCTTTAAGTTTGACCTCGTTTTCATAACCCTTAACTATGTTATGCGCGTTCATTACAAACTCTTCTGCGGCCCGTTTAGCGGCATCGGCTTTAGGCATGCCGGCGTCCACATATTTGTCATGCGCTGTTTTTAACATTTCTACATCGGCTTTGCTTAGTAGCGCGCCCGCTTTTTTAATGCAGTTTACTAATGTGCTCATAAAAGGAGGCCCCCAAGTATATTAACGAATTCTAAGAGTTCATCGTCTTCTCGACGTATTCTAGCATTTATTGATGACGTTGACTTGCCTTTGCCGGCCGAACCGCCATAGAATTTTTTTCCAAAACGATTATCAGTAGTAGACGGCACTATAGACGGAATGCCAACACTAGCAGTACCGAATATCTCTCCACTAGATATACCTGTAGGCGATAGTGTAACCGCGCCAGTAGTTATAACGGCTGTCCCAAACGATTCTGCGCTTGCTATTCCTGTGGGCGATAAGACATCACCGGCAGTAACCACCGCCGTTCCGAACGATTCTGCGCTTGCTATTCCTGTGGGCGATAAGGTAACCGCGCCAGTAGTTATAACGGCTGTTCCGAATGATTCCGCGCTTGCTATTCCTGTGGGCGATAAGGTAACCGCGCCAGTAGTTATAACGGCCGTTCCGAACGATTCTGCGCTTGCTATTCCCGTGGGAGCCAGGTCAACAGAACTAGTTATAACGGCCGTTCCGAACGATTCTGCGCTTGCTATTCCTGTGGGCGATAGGGTAACCGCGCCGGTAGTTATAACCGCCGTTCCAAAGGATTCTGCGCTTGCTATTCCTGTGGGCGATAATATAACAGTATTAGCAACTATAGCCGTTCCGAACGATTCTGCGCTTGCTATTCCTGTGGGCGATAACGTAACCGCGCCAGTAGTTATAGCGGCCGTTCCAAACGATTCTGCGCTTGCTATTCCTGTGGGCGATAGGGTAACCGCGCCGGTAGTTATAACGGCTGTTCCGAATGATTCCGCGCTTGCTATTCCTGTTGGCGATAATGTAACCGCGCCAGTAGTTATAGCGGCCGTTCCGAACGATTCTGCGCTTGCTATTCCCGTGGGCGATAAGATTACCCCACCCGTAACCACTGCCGTTCCAAACGATTCTGCGCTTGCTATTCCTGTGGGCGATAGGGTAACCGCGCCGGTAGTTATAACGGCTGTTCCGAACAATTCTGCGCTTGCTATTCCTGTGGGAGCCAGGTCAACAGAACTAGTTATAACGGCCGTTCCGAACGATTCCGCGCTTGCTATTCCTGTGGGCGATAGAGTAACCGCGCCAGTAGTTATAACTGCTGTTCCGAACGATTCTGCGCTTGCTATTCCTGTGGGAGCCAGGTCAACAGAACTAGTTATAACGGCCGTTCCGAACGATTCCGCGCTTGCTATTCCTGTGGGCGATAGAGTAACCGCGCCAGTAGTTATAACTGCTGTTCCGAACGATTCTGCGCTTGCTATTCCTGTGGGCGATAGAGTAACCGCGCCAGTAGTTATAACTGCTGTTCCGAACGATTCTGCGCTTGCTATTCCTGTGGGCGATAAGTTAGTAATATTAGCAACTGTCGCCGTTCCGAATGATTCCGCGCTTGCTATTCCTGTGGGGGACAGGGTAACAGCGCCAGTAGTTATAACGGCTGTTCCAAATGATTCCGCGCTTGCTATTCCTGTGGGCGATATATCTTGTGAGGCTACACCCACAAAAAAATCCGCGCCAATAGACCAGGTACCGGTTATGGCGTCACCATCTATATCTATCGAATCTGTGACCCCGCTTAGGTCCACGCCAAAATCTAATGCGCCGGTATCAGAGGAACCTAAGTGGAAGTTGTCGCTCGCTTCATTGGCAAAAGTAAAAGTCTGGCTTACCCTATCGTTGGTGTTAGTTGAATAGCCAGCACCAAAAGTACTGCCATCAGTAGCGTTATAATCAGAAGATGAAGATACGGTGTCGAATATACCGCTAGTACTGCCTTTGATTAAGTTATTTTTAAATACGGCAAGAGCCGACCCGGTAGATTTATGTATATATTCGCAGTCCACAAACGTATTATTATATAAGTCGGTAGCAGCACCAGCGGAATTAAGAAGCGCAGTACCAGCGAGGTCATAAAAAATATTGAAGGCTATTAAAGCAGGTTCGGCATAAGCCTTTCGTATAGCGGCCTCGGTCGAGTCTGTGCCGACCTGTTTAAATATATTTCTTGAAAGTTTGGTATCTTCTGAGCTTGTGCCTAGATATACCCAACCACTCAAGTTATACGTACCCGTATACGAGAACTGCAGGTATTCCACGTTTACGTGACGCGCACTAACTCCAAGTAGTATACCGCTAGCAGTATCACTTTCTATACGGTATGCTGAAGTTGAGTAGACACCGGCGTGCCTGCCGGAGGTGTGCCCTCGTATTGTTATCTGGCCGCCACCGTTTACGTTCCAGCCTGAAAAGGTGACGGGTGTGTCAGCCGTTGTACCTTTACATTCAAATATTATATGTGCACCGCCACCAACAGTGCCCTGACGCGCGGCCTCTGCAGCAGATAAAGACGCATACGCAGCAGTAGAACCGGATAGTACGTCAATACCACCGGTTCCGTCACCGCCAGCTGACGCGGTATTTACATAATAGAAGGTATCAGCCATTTAGGGTATCTTTTAATAGTCTAAGCATACGTTTCCAGGTTATGGTTAGATGCTTGTCAGTTAAAAGTGAACTCGCCTCGGACGTATTAATCTCGTTGATATCTATTACGCGTCTACGGCGTCTTAACATCTCAGGATTTTCGTCTTCAGGATTTACTATTACGACGGGTATTTCTTTGAATACGGGTTCTAAAAAAAAGTCGCGCGCAGCTGATAGCGACGCGAAAGGTGTGTCAAGCACATCTATAGTATAGAACGTATGCAATTGACGCTGTATCTTATTTATAGGATACACTTCTACTAGGCCGTATTTCTCGTACCTCAAAGAAAGCTGCTCGGTTTCATGAGTCTTATCTTCGGCCATAATTAATAATGTGACGGGCATAGCCATAACCACCTCCATAAAAACTTAAATACGTATATTAATAGCCAGTTAGAGAGGGGGGCTAGAACGGCGCTATAACCGGTTACATGAATCGCTAATTAGATTTTAAAGATTTTATCGCCGCCACTGTCCCATGTTACAGTGATATCCCCGCCATTAGGGGTTACAGGTAGACCTGTTGCGGTATCAATGTACGCGATTAACGGGCTGGTGGACGCAGTGCCTGTATCTTTATATACAACAAGAATTTCAGATACAGCTCCTGATACAGCTGTGAACGTTATATCTGCCGCGTCGAAAACGCCGAGGGTGGTAGTTTTACTTGCTAGATTTCCAGATGTCGCGATAACAGAAGTGATGTCGTCAAGAAACTCGTCAACGTCAATACTTACAGTGTACACCGCAGAATCAACTAAAACCACTTTGATATCATCAACTAATAGGTCGATATCACCATCCAAAAATTTTTTTCTCGCTAGACCATAAATTGCATTAGCCATGATTTTGTTCCTCAGTGTTATTTATTAACTTTAGCTCTAATACGTGTCATGAATCCGCGTGAATCGCGTTCAATATCCAGCGTAAAGCCGTCTGGTTTGGATTCCATTGAATATATCAGCTGCGCGAGTCCATTCTGTAAAGCTTCGTTAGAATCCTTAATAGCTGTTAATACATCCCTGTTATCCATGATAATGAGTTTTGAAGGCTCTGTTTCAGGTGCGGGTATCGGGTTATCAGCCTTGATAGTTTTAATCCCCTCGCCTTCTTCATAGACTGTAAACCCCTCGTTTTCAAAGTCTTGTATTGTTCTACCCATAAATGCACCTCAACAATTTAGTCGCTAGGTCGCGTTTTTTACGTGTTTGTCGTAAAACGGTCTCCGCGTCAGCTTGTACAACCTGTACTTTACCATGTTTCCCGGTGACTTTTCTAGTTAATTTTATTTCAGCCAATGGAGTTACGGCTCCAGTTTGTGCCTGGA